CTTCTTGTTCTGATAACTGGCCTAAAACAGCCATTATTGTTTGTTCAATTAACTGAACATCAGTTGATCCACCTTCAGCAAAAGAATAAGTAATATCTCTTTGAGATGGCGGTTTAAAATTAGATTCAGGTATATTAGGCTGACCCTGCAACATTGAAGTAACAGTTTCCATTCCAAAAGTATTTATAGCTTGAATAAGTTTTTGAGCTAATTCAGGAGGCAACTGATCAGGAGTTACCCCTTGAGCCATAGCCTGTTTTACTTGTGCTATAACGCTTTGCATTTCGCCATCATCCATAGGCATAGGAGCAGGCGCAGAACTCATACCTAAGTCACCCTGCATTGGAATTGATTGATTTAAAGGATCTAATTCTGCAATTCCTCCTTCTTGCATATTTACAATGCCTCCTCCTGCCATTTTTCTTCCTCTTGTCATCTTAGGCCTTACCACAGGCCTAGGCATAGGAGCAGGCATAGGCATAGGCATAGGCACAGGACTAGGTTCAGTTACAGGAGTAGGCATGGGCATAGGCGCAGGCATAGGCATAGGTCCAACTTTAGGACTAGGCATGGGCATAGGCATAGGCATAGGACTAGGACTAGGGCTAGGACTAGGCATAGGCATAGGCATAGGACTAGGACTAGGGCTAGGACTAGGCATGGGCATAGGCATAGGCATAGGACTAGGACTAGGGCTAGGACTAGGCATAGGCATAGGCATAGGACTAGGACTAGGGCTAGGACTAGGCATAGGCATAGGCATAGGACTAGGTACAAACTTAGGATTTTCTCTTGGGTTTAGCGGAGTTGCTCTTCCATCTCCAATACCAGTAAGATTTCCTATTAATGTATCAACATTTTCAGATGTAGATTTTGGAGGATTATATATAGGAACAATTGTATCAGACCCTGCACCAATTAAATCAACAGCTTTTTTAGCATCATCCGTAGGCATTACAGCAGGTCTTCGCCCTCCTCGCCTTCCTCTTGAGTTGTTGTTTGAGGGTTCCTCTACAGGAGTTTGACTAGGAGGTATTGTTAAATTGTTGTTGTTATCTGCAACAGATTCATTATTATTATTTGTAGAATTTGGCGGTAAAGGTAAATTTAAATTTTCAATTGAATTGTTAATTGAGTCTATTTGATCTTGCGTTAATCCTCCAGTGCTTCCAGTGCCTCCTTTTGACCCAATATTAAAATCAGGAACTCCAACTTCAGTATCAGGTGTAGTATCTGGATCGTAGCTATCGCCCGGCCCTTCTCGATTTGGGTCTTCAATTCCTGCATCTTCTGGAGTTGTTCTAAAATAATTTATTTCACTTCTAAACCCTGCTCTTGGATCTTTTCCTTGAGCCGCAAGCTCTGCCGCTTCTGATTCTAATTTTTCAGAAGTAACAACATTTGCAGGACGAACTGCTCTTTGCTTTAGACCAGATGAAGCGGGATTAGCGTTGAAAAAAGATCCAAGTCCTGAGAAATTCATATTCATTCCTAACGGACCACCACCACTCATACCAACAGTTTTAAGTCCGTTCATTTGCCGCATATAATCTTGAGGATTAATTGATGCAACTCCCCCTGCACTATAACCATAGTCCTGATAAGCGTAATCATTTCTTGCTAGATCAATTGCAGAATCTCTTACGGCAGTTGCTCTATCTAACTCTGCTTGCCTATCCTTCTCAAACTGAGCATTAAGGCGCTTCATATCATCCTCAGCCATTTTTTGCGCTCTTTGGCCTTCACCTACAGCTACCGGAATCATGGTTCCGCTTTTTATAGCTGATTTTCCAAAGTTCTTAGCAAATTCCATTGGGTTATTCATCATGTTTTGCCCAATGTTCTGTCCTGCTTCAAGCTTTGCGGCATCTAATACTTTGTTTCTATAGGCTAAAGACCCTGAATTAGGGTTAAGGTCAGCTATGCTTGGTGTAGCGCCTACTGAAGACATTTGAGGAGCTAAAGGATTTGAGACTGAAGACATTGATGGAGCGCCTTGATACGCAGGGGCATTTACTATTGCATCTGCCTGCGACTGAAGTAGAGTGTCCGCACCTGCAACATCAGATCCAATTGCTCCCGATAATCTATTAGCCTCGGTTACTGCGTTTAAGGCATCTGATCCTACAGCATCAACGGCTGTTGCCGCTTTGGCAACTTCTGGATTTAATGCTTCTGACGCGGCTCCAAACGCTTTACCTAAACCAAACCCTGTAAGACCTGACATAATCCCTTCTTTAAGATTGCCAGTAATTGCAGTAGTAGCAAGACCAGATCCAATTGCTCCTGCCGCCGCAGAACTAAGTCCTGTTGCCCCTATCAAGCCTCCTAAGCCCCCTGCCGCCGCTCCTGTCAATAAAGAACTGCCTGCCAAGCTACCTAGTAAAGGCGCTAAGAAAGGCAGAAAAGCCTCTGGTTGCCCTGTCATAGGGTTTCGGGTTAACTCTCCTGTAGGAGACAAAGACGCTAATCCTTGCACCTCAACTGGGTTCATGTGAACAAGCATACTGTCCCCATACCTACCATGAGTTGCCATTTGATCAGCCATACCTTGCATTGGCCTACGCATCATTTGTTGGTTGTTCATTAACTAGTCTCCACACCAAAAAGGTTAAAGCTTACATTAGAGGCACTTGCATATACCTTTATAACATCTTTCTGCCCTAAGCAGATTCCTATAACTACCGTTCTGGTAGAAGTAGCCGCAAGTGATTCATCATAAAATATAAATTGTTTATCGTTTGCGCTTGCACCTTCAACGTGTACGCTAACTCTAAAAGTTATTGTTGATCCTGACCTGTTACATATAACAAGAGAACTTATCGTTGTCTGCGTAAGGTCTGGTGCAGTGTATAAAACTGTTGTAGTGGTTGCTGATGGATCAAGCTGACCAAGAACTTTAATCGCATCACTCATGAAGCACCCATAAACATAAATTGAAATCTACGCAAAGCAAGAGATCCTGTTTTGTCACTCTGTGTTTTAGCCACAAGTATTTCGTTGTCAGCATTTGAAAGAGAAATCTCAATTGTTTTTCTAGTGTCATTCTCATTTCTTTGATCGTATTCTGTTCTTGCCACTGGCAAGGGAGCTTTAACCACAGCCATTATCTTCTACCATCTTGTCTGACACCCATTCTTAAAGTTCCTAATCTCCATCCGTATCCCTCACCTGTGCTTTCTATTCGGATAACTGGATGTCTTGATCTTGCTCTTATATCAGAAAAAGTTGTGCTAGATGTAACTGTTGCACTAGCAAGAACAGAAGTATCCTGCAAAGGATAATCTCTACCTTTAACCGTCATTGCAATACTAGGATCAGATCCTTTAAAAGAAAAATCTGGAATTATTCTATCCATAAACATAAATGAATTGCCATCTCCTATTTCAAGATCACCTGACTCAACAAAAGCAGTCATTGGCTGTCCATCATCGTCAAAACCTACTTCATGAGAATATAGATAATTTTCATTAGCAGTAGTAATTATGCTTGTAGCAATGGGTGAGTTACCCATTCCAGAATCAAACCATGCTCCTCGCGTAAGAGTTCCTATAGCCCAAAGGTTTTCTTCGTAATTATAAGTTACATAATTTGTAATTTCTGTATTACCAGTCCCTACTGGGTAAAACCAAGTGACTTCAGAATAAGCAGAGTTTTCAGCGGCAAATACCTTAAACGCTTGACCAACATTTAAATTAGAAAATACATGATCTTTTACAGAGCAAGGAAGAGGCTGTACTGATCCGTTATAAACATAGAACCCACCTTCATCCATAAAGAATACTGAACCCCTAGCATTTACTGCCGCATTAGGAGAAATCATAGATGTGTCTGTGCTTATTGTTGAGAAGTTAAATACAAAGGGTGGACCAACAAATCTCATCGAATGCAGACTTACATCTGTAAATACAAGTATCTCTTCTCTTGCTTGAATAGCACCAATAATAATAGAACCTGAGTTAATTCTTACACCACCTGCTGTGTTAGTAGCAGTTGGTGTCCAATCAACAGCATTTTGCTGATCAGAAAACCTAATAAACAGAGGGTCAATTGCAACTGAACCTATAGGATTTGTTCCAAAAGCTATAACATGCTGATCAATGTCAGAAACCATTACTTGAAGTGCTATAGAAGGGGGATTAGAATTTCCGCTTTTTGTAGTGATATCTATTGCAGGAGCATTTAATCCTCCTGCGGTATTATGATAGTAAATACCACCACCTCTAACATTAAATATTAAATCTTGACCAAAGTTATCTTGACTATAAAGTCTTAGCTGATCAGATGAGCTAATATCACTAGCAGAACCCCAAGCTCCTGCACCCCATGTTCCTGCACCAAATCCAGTACTTGAGATGTAAGCATTCAGACCTGTATTTATTTGATACTTAGCAATAATACTTCCACCGCCATTGCCAGAATCACTTGAATTAGCAGTAACTGTGTTTCCTGAAGTATCTTTTGCAACTACAGTATAAGAGTTTGCATTTGGTACAGAAGATATTTGATATTCTTGATTTATAACTGAAGCTAAAATATTACCTCCTAAAGAAGCCGCTCCAGAAAAAGTAACAAAATCATTAACAACAGCACCATGACCTGTTTCGGCAATACTTAAAGTAGATGATCCGTCAGTTGCTGAAAATGTAGCATCTCCTGCTGAAGTTGTTAGTCTTATAGGGGTTATATCATTAAAGCTACTTCCCTCAGCAATGTAAAACTTAAGATGAGTACCAACGCCTATATATTTTGTAAAAGCAAGAGATGCCCATCTATGTAGCGACCTGCTAACGCCCAAGAAATGATTAGTAGTAAATTTTTCCCAACCACCTATTTTCTCTGGTCGTCCCTGCCTAAATCTAATTTTGTCAGAGTCGAACCAACCTTGATCAGCAGTGTAGTCTGTGCCTTCTTTGTTGACTCCGGGAGAAAACTGTAACTTAGTTAA